CCCCGGGTTTTCTAGCGTACACCGTGCGTCCACCGTCGGGACTTTCAAACACTGTGAGTTCTGTGATTTTGCTGACCTGCATGATGTATTTAACTATTGTAGCACGATGATCAATAAAGTCAACAAAAAACCCGCCGGAGCGGGTTTTGTGTGATTACAAATCCAACTGATTATAGATCAGCCAAGTTTGTGAATGCAGCTGTGCCAGTGGCAGAGCTGATACCGATTGTGCCGTTTGCAGATTGTGCAGCAGCCAAAGCTGTGGCAACGTTGGCAAATGCGCCAGTTGGGTATGTAGCAACTGCAAGAGTTGTACCTGTTGTTACTTGAGCGATAGCCACAGTAGTTGTCTGTTGCAATGCTTGTAACACGTTGGAAACGAACTGATTTACACCACCTTGTGCACCAATAGCAGCATTGGCTGTGAAGGTGTAGAAGTCTAACTTGGGACCAGCTGGGTTGAAAGGACCCTGTTGAGCAATGTTAGCCGATTGTGCAATTGGACCGTTTAATACGTCTAGGTTGAATACTGGTTGTGATCCGCCAGAAACTTTAGTGATAAATGCCATGATAAATCTCCTTAATATATGGCCTCATTGGGCCTACTTTTATTTATATCTTTTGGCAAAAATCAGGAGTTAGGTGACCAAATTTGGGTTGTTCAAGATTCGATTTCCGGCACTGAACCCAAATCTGTTGACCAGTTTGGCACGTCCAGCGTCAGTGGCCAAGACCCAGCCTTCTTGTCCGGGCTGTTGGCGATCCAGCTGCGCCAGCATGTCCATCTTGATTTCATGTAGTAGCAAGAATGCTGTGAATGCGGCTGTGATGCCCGACATGTTGCTTCTAGGGCTCTGCAGGTATTCCACTATGTTGTTGTATTTTCTTGGAGTTACGTTTTTCTGTAACCAAGCACCAAAGTCCGGCAGGAGATTTTCATAGTCAGTGGTGATTCTGCTGTTGATGTAGCGTTTGCACAGCGCCGGCAAATCTGCAAGCTGTGCGGCTCTTAGCTCAGCAGGATTGAACAGGCCGTTGATGTCAGCACCGTGAGAGTTGATCACTGCACGCAGTTGATCCACCAACTTTTTGTTGGGTGTGACATTCCGGATGTCTTTGACCGTGGGCTCAATGATCAGCAGGCCTGGTACCGGATCTAGATTTACTGAGCGTATGGCTTCAGCTGGCGAATCCGGCGATTTATATCTGGTATGCACGGCTATGCCTACTTCACTGGCACCAATGGCCTGTCCCAGCTTGCTGGAGGCCGGAATGCGATATTCCACAAAGTTGGGCTTGAATTCATAGTTGCCCGACACTTCGGGCGGAGTTTCGGTATACAGCAGGTCGCCCTGCACGTATCCTCGGAACTTTTCAGGTGTAGCTGCTTCCAGCATGGGCCATAGTTTTTGATATATGCCAATCAGCTCACCGCGTTCACCGCCACGCTGACTCATGATACCGGCCAGTTGCGCCATGCTGGTGGCACGGCCTTGATATCCTTTGGCACCAAAGCCACTCTTGTCTGTGAGTACAAAATCGCCCTGTTCATCTCTACCCCAGATAATGGCAGGTTTGCCATCCCATTTGACTGTGGTTGTTTTTCTAGTATCCTCGGCGGCTGCACGTATAATGGCCATGGCTTCTTCGATGCCACGTGTGCCACGATCAAACACCAGATCTTCGATGTGTGGTATACGAGCTTCGGCTTCCATCAAAGTCTGCTCAATCAAAGGTTGCATGCCTTGTTTAACAATACGATCACGCAACTTGGCCAGGAAATTTACTTCTGTGTATCCGGTTACTGCAGGTGTTTCGCTTTCCATAAATGGCAGGCCTTCGCGCTTCATGTGTTCACGGAAGTCGGCCAACTTGGCTTCACGTTCAGGATCTGTGCTGAGAGCTTGTAATATGGTTTCTACACTAGCCAAATCTTGCCGTGTGGCTGTTTTGTTAAGAAGAATCTTGGCAACTTGATCTGGATCGTCGGTTATTACCTTATTTGTGGGGTCATCTCTGCGTTGTATGCCTGCGATTTGATTCAACTTGTAGCCCTTGCTTTTAGCTATGCTGTTGATCAGCACGTTGCGCTCACGGCCTTTGTATCGGCTATCTGTGGGCATGGCGCCCAGCACAAACTTTGACCAGGGTACATTCTGCAGGAACATGAAGTCGGTCTGCACAAATCCTGAATCAGGGCGACCATTGATGGGTGTCTTGAAGTGCACCGCGGTGCCTGACTTGCGCACCCATTCTTCGGGCTTGAACCCGTGGCTCTGTGCCCACCGTGTGAGCTGTGCTACCATTTGTTCTTTGCTGACCTTGGTGGTGTCTACGGCAATGTCTAAGTCGCCCGACGTGTCTTTAATGCCAGTTGATCCAAGGGTGTTGTTTTGTAGGTCAAGTCCAGGAACCAGTTCTTCCAACCAGGCCAAAGTAGACTTTACGTCAGTTTGATTGATACGCTGTGTGACACTGCGACCATCAGCATCTTTGAATACATTGCCACCTTCAAAAACATTCATCATATGCCTCGGAAGCCGGCCATGAGCAACAATGCATCGGCCACAGGATTGCCTGTGCTTTGTACATTGTTGTTGCCAATGTTTTTAACTGCGGTATTGCCAAACATAGGAAGTCCTTTGACCACGGCTGCATCCATGCTTTGAGTTAATTGTTGCTGATAACTTCTGGCATCACCGGCAGATTGGGCGGATTGTGTGTTGCCCGAAGGCTTGGAGCCAGATTGTGCTTGAGTTCCGGGTGCCTGTGTTTGGGCTATGGCCGCCTGTTGGATCAATTTCAACCATAGGTCTTTTTCTTTCTGTGGTGACATGGTTGCAGGCGCTGGTGTTGGTGTAACCGCAGTTGTTGGTGCAGGCTGTGGTGGTTGAGGGCTTTTGCCTTTTCCTTTAAGCAACGCAGACTTGCCGGGTATTTGTGCAGGGGACAAACTAGCCCCTGCAGTGGGAGTTGAGCTAGGTGCTGATTTAACCGGATTCGATGTGTCTTTATACTGTTGTAAATTTCCCAATGGCAGTCCCATGGTCACTTCTTCAAGATCGGATTGCATGCCCTCAATTCCACCTCGGGGCGGTCCATAGGCCTGTTGCAATTTTTGTCCTTGGGCACTGCTGGCGACACTGGCAGGCATCTGTCCGGGAGCGGCTTTGGCTTGATCGGTTGTGGGCGGTGTTGTGTCTGCGCCAGCAGGTGTTTTAGCAGTTGCTCCGGATTGACTTAATTGTTTGACCAAGGCTTTGATTTGTGCCTGATTTATCACATTGGGCAGATACTGTCCACCCAGCAAATTTTTGGACACAAAAGCCAACAGAGCCTGTTCATACATATCACCTTCCCGGGCATCTGGATTGGCTTTCAACAGATCTTTTTCATAGGCTTTCCAGGCATCGTAGGTTTTGTCAGCCAACATCTTTATCTGTTGTTGACGCACAGGATCTTTCATGGCCGCCGAAAAAGCACCGCCGCCAGTGAGTTTTTGTCCCAACGCACTTGCTCCGGCTCGAGCATCACCCACTATGCTGCCCAGGGCACTGGCTATGCCTTCATTGACTGGCAGTTTGGTTATTTCATGAATTTGCATCTGTGCGTCTCACTGTGCGGGTAAATTTTGCAGGATCGCGTTGATTGATTGCGTTGAGCAGTTTGCGTTTCAAATTCTCGGCCTGTTCTGCTGGATAAGTTGTGTCAATTTCTTCCAGCAATCTGATAGCACTGGCAATAATGTTGCTGGCGCGGTTTTCAATCACATGGCGCTGATCGCGCTGGATGTACATGGCATCTAGTTCTTCTAGTAAACTACGAGTTTTTTTCTGCATTTTGGGCCAGGACCTTTTTATTATTTATTGGTTTCAGCAAGTAATTGAATCAAACATACTGGACCAAATCTGGAAATGCTTGTTGCCAACTGTTATTTCGGCGGGTGTCCCAAGTCTTAACAAATTGTTGCCACCCAACGGGCAAATCAGTCTTTGACAGGTTTGCTGCTAATCTATGTATAATATGCTCTGCTGGGTATTTTGCTTGCACTAACTCTTGAATTGGCGGGGGCATTTTTGTTAAGGCCCATGTGCCCCAACACGGATGAATATTAATTTCAGTCTTGTCACCACTTAAATTAGTATCTAAATTGTGTTTGATCCAGTCCTCAAGTCGATCAAAATAGTATGTATTAAGAAAATTAGCTGTAAATTCTACCCTGAATATCAAATTCCATATATCCTTGTTTTCTCTCAGTCGAATCAAATTTTTACTAACTTTATTCCAAGATAACGGCCAGCGCACATAGTCAAATTGATCTTCTATTCCATCTAAACTTGCGGCAAAAATTATTGTCTTGAATTTTTTCCATTCGTTAAGGACCGCATCCTTGGGATATATAGAACCATTGGTAGTATAATGCAACGTTACCTGTTCTGGATGTGGTATGTGCCTGATAAATTTTAAATGGGTATCTGTGAACAACGGCTTGCCGCCAAGAAATTTAACATATTTTAATTTAGTTAAAGACACCGTGTTAACAATCTGATCAATTAATTTGTCAGTGGAATTTTCCGATTTAACATTTATCATGCTATTGTGTAATTTTGACTCTTCTTTTTCCCACAACGAACTGCTGCCTTTATCACAAATTACGCAGGCCGCATTGCAATTTTTGTCTAAATTAATATCAATCGTTATTGGATCTTGGGAATTTTCAGAATCATCAATCCAGTCTGGTCCAGTTTGCCGCAAACTTTGTTGTCCTGCATTTTCTAATGTTTGACAAGCAGAACACCCAATGGTCCAACTGTCGATTGTCTCAAACTTTAATTTACGATTTTGTAATATTTGAGAATCAAATGGAATCTTATTACCGTACCAACAGCAAGGCCCTGTTATAATAGAACTGTTATTTGTTATAGAAAAACTGTATCCGTTTGACAAATATCTACAAAATTGATTTGACATTTTAGGTTAGAATCTTTTTATTATTCATTTCGTGTTAAACCGTTTGCCCTAATCTCTATCAATGGTATCAAGCACGGATGCTCAATGACCCAGACAATAGTTTCAGCAATATGCGTTAAATCTAACCAGTTTTTGTGCTCAGGTATTCCATCATTTAATCCGCCGGCAATAATGTGTGTGGTCTTAATATTATTTAAACCATTTAACTGTAAGCTACGGTCTCTGAGGGCCCTCTTTTGTATTGAGTATTTGGCATAAACTTGATCTTTGGACTGGATATCATTTACACCCAGATATTCAGAAGTACTACCTATATTAATAATATGCCCATGAATTCCGGTTTTTGCCCATTCTTCGTGCGTTGCTTCCAATAGAGCCAGTTGTCCGCCGCCGCAAATAAATGAACTGTTAACAAATACATCATAGTTAATAATTTGTTCTCTAAAATGAGTTTCGCTACCAGAGTCCCAAAATCTTAAATCATATCCAGTGGCACGACTGGCAAAATTGGCCTTTGGAAAATAACTTTTTACTGCACTGGCTACAGTATTATGATTGGGGTTTCCAGAACATAGCATGTTCATAATAATTGACTCCATTCAGGACATAAATTTCGATAATTAGTTTTCCTTACTCGATCAATTTTTTCAATTTCATTCCAGAAGAGTTGATGATTTTTATCGCTAGTGTTAATACTGTTCACCAGTGCTGTCAACTGTGAGTAATTTGAAAATCTTTTAACTAAAATGTTTTTCACAGTGTCACTTAAATGCAAAATATCAAAATTTCCAACGACCCGCTGAAAAATCAAATTAACAGGATCGCCGTAACGATTAGTGAACAAATTAGCTTGATACCAATCAACTAGTTCTGGCAGATAATATAAATTTAAATAACTCCAGG